ATAACCCAAAAAAATGACAATCGAAGAATACTACGCGTTTATAAATTCGCTGGGCACTACGTTATTAAATCCACCCATCCACCCGTTCAAATCGGAATGGGCGAAGATTTACAATGATATTAAGCCGCATTTTTTTGGTGACGTCCCGCCTGCCCTCGAACGTGCGTTCCCGAATGAGGATAACGAAATTCTAAACTATCGGAAAAATACATATCAGCCGAAAACAGAATCGCCGTTAGTCAAGGCAATAACCGAACTTGGCCGCCTGTTATCGAATGCGAAACACTCAGTTAAATTTGATAATAAAGAAATGCAGGATTACGTCGAAAATAATAAATTCGGCGACCAAACTATTATTAGGTATTTTTTTAATATGTTTGTGCCTAATAGAATCCTCGACCCGAATGCGGTCATGTTAGTGATGCCGACGGGCGCAGGATTGGAAACAGATACCGAACGCGTTGATATTGAATTAAAAATTATTCAATCAGACCGTATCATTTTTAACGATCCTGAATATAGAATACTGATTTATAAAGGCACTAATAAATCGAAATACGCCGCCATCGGGGCAGCTGCTCCGAATTATTATTATGTCGTTACTGATATGTTTTTCGCGGAGATTAAACCCGTTCAAGACGATCAGAATTTCATAGTAACGTACGAACATAATAGCGGTGTTATGCCCTGGGTAACTTTGGGCGGCCGTTCCGTTCCAAAGCATGATTTTTATGGTAATACGTTTCATATTTTTAAATCGGATTTCAGTCCTGCGATACCGTACCTAAATGATGCGGCGATATTCGACAATCAGCACAAATCGGTAATGTTAGCGACGTGTTTTCCTGTTAAGTTCGTCGAGGGCGTTGATTGTAAAACTTGTTTCGGTACGGGCCGATGTGTTGACCCGCACGACTCTGATAATAGTATCACCTGTGGAACGTGTCACGGCAACGGAAAAACGTTAAGCATAACGCCGCTCGCAGCGTATAACATAAACCCGTCAACAAATAAATTTAGAGAGGGCGAGGTCGGAGTCGATCCGATTCGTTATTTTTCGCCCGACGTTTCTACGATTGTAGAAACGGGCAAAGTCGCCACCGCAGCACTCGACAAAGCAGAACAGGTGTTAAATATTAACCGTTCTCTTAAATCAGCTCAATCAGGCGTAGCAAAGGAAATGGATCGCGAACCTGAATATATCGAAGTCGGTAAAATATCAGACGACGTTTATGCGCGAATGAAAGACACGTTAGAGATTATTCAGGCGCTCAGATTTATGGATACAGAATCGTCGATTATTGTTAACGCTCCGATTTCGTTCGACCTAAAAACAGAAATTGAATTGATGTTAGAGTTTGCCGAATCTCAAAAAGGGCAACCCGCTGCGATTCGTTTCGAGGCGTACATTAGTTATATGGATCGTAGATTCTCCGCAGATCCGATCGCGCGCCGTATCGCTGAGATATGCGCGATGTATATCAGTTTGTATCTGTACACGGTCGACGAACGAAATACGCTGTTAGCGTCAGGGCAATGCACTCAGGAAGATTCGATTAAGGCGACGTTTGTATTCGACGCGATTACTTCGATTTATTTCGATCAGAATTTTGATATTATGACAGACGATTGGAACGCGATTAAAACGCGAATTGATGCGGAGTTAGCGCCACGTTTTGCGGCTCAGAGGTCTAATGTTTTGCCTGAAATTGAGGTGTTACCGAATGATGATAATAACGATGATTCGCCCGATGATAATAACGATGATTCGCCCGATGATAATATGTAAATTTTACCCCTGACTTTGTTACAAAAAATTACTAACTTTACCCTGACTTTGTTACAAAATGGATTTAAATAAACCCGAACGGATAAACGAAGCAGCTCAGACGTTACTACAAAAACGATTCGATAAAGTCGAACCTAAATTCGTTAAGGCGGTAGTTGAATGGATTACAAAATTTAAGACGACGAACGGCAGCATAATTCGAACTAAGGCGAACACAGACAGATTATCAGGATTCAGTACGGCGGTTAATCGATTTTTATTGAACGCTGGTTATAACGCGATGTTAGACGGTTTTTTAGAGAATTTCGATGCTGTTTCTGATGCTCAGATTGAGATACATGGCGAATTAAATGATATTAAATTAACTCGTTCGTTTATCAATCCGTTTAAATCGTGGGCCGTTAATAACGTTATTTCCGATATGGTCGGGCAGGGCCTCAATGAGAATTTAATAAACCCGCTCCGCTCTGAATTATTTATTGCAGTAAATCAGGGCAGCACGCTAACGGACGTTATAACGTCGATTGCAGGACAGCTAACAACGACCGAAGCAAGGCAAGGCGTATTAAAAAGAATTGCACTGCAAGCAAGCCGCGACGCGTTAGGGCAGTATGACGGTATAGTTAATGAGGCGGTTCGTAAATCGTACAGACTCGATGCGCTGTTATACGTCGGTAGCCTCGTAAAAGATTCCCGCGCTCAGTGTGAACGTTGGGTTGATTACGACAAAAACGGCAAGATAGGAATGATATTATTTGAAGACTTAGAGCAGGAAATCGAATGGGCGGAAAATAACGGCACGGGAATGATACCGAATACAACGCCTGAAAATTTCTGTCAGAATCGCGGCGGTTTTAATTGTAGGCATATTTGTTACCCGATTAGGCGACCAAAAAACACAACGAAATAATATGTTAGTAATTACAGCGAAAAATAAAACAACCGGATTAACATCCGAATTTACCCCAACTGAATGGTATTCAGCACAGCAGACTCACGAATACGATTATACGGGAACTAAATTTGTAAGCGAACAGAATACGACGCCTGTATGCGTGGGCGCGAATTGTAATAAAACAACCGTTAAACGCGGCTGCGGATGCGGTAAAAAAAATAAGTAGATGATATTTATAACTGTATTTATTGCGTATTATCCTGATATCGAAGACGAAGACGACGCAGACGACGAGCTGATGCGATTAGGTTTTGTTCCTGAATATAAAGAATACGAAGCCGACATCGACATAACAGAAATTGAAATCTATCACGAAACAGAATTATTAACGGGCGAAATAGCCACTAAAGTACTAACTAAATCGGCAGCGGAACTAATCGTATTGATGCCGATAGCAGAATTCAGAAATTTAATTAAAAAAACCTTGAAACAGTATGGAACATTTAAAAACAGTAATTGAAAAATTGGGTATTGATTCCGAAACATTGACCAAGCTCGAAAAAGGCGAAATACAAGCCGATGAAGTGGTAAACGGATTAGTTAGTACGTTTGAAAAAACGGTAGCGGATCGCATCGGTAAAGTAGTAGAGGAACAGAAGAAGTCTGAGCTGTTCGGCGCAGCGTACGCGAAAACAGAAAAACAATTTGCTGATGAGTTCGGAATGGATTTATCGAAGTATGAAACAGTCGACAAAAAAGACCGATTCAAAACGATTGTTAAAGATTTGAAATCTCAGCAAACTGAACTACTCGATAAGTTAAAAAGTGAGTATAGCGGCGTTAATGCTCAGAAATTACAGCAGCTCACAGAACAATTAGAATTAGCTAACACGAAGCTGAAAGATAAGGAACAAAGCATCGCCGACGCGATCCGCGCAGAACAGGAGAAACTGATTAACTATAAGCGTGATAATCAGATTGAAAAAGTTCGTAATGTACTGATTGAAGGCGTTAAGAATGCCCGCCTAACTCAGAAAGAAATGCGCGCGGTATTTGATGCTGAGATTCGCGAAAAGAAATACGATTTTGAGCTCGACGACTCAGGTAACGTTTGGATTACGAAAGACGGGCAGCGCGTAAAACATCCGCAGCGCCCAACCGATAATTTGAAATATGAAACGTTATTTGAAATGATTGCATCGGAAAATAATTTTATTAAGCAGTCGAACGGTGGCGAAAAGAAAACGTTCGAGATTGATGATAAGGTAGCCGGTGCGATGCACCCGAACCGCGTTAAATATGTTACTGAAAAGTATTAAATAGAAAAACCCGCTGATTAGGCGGGTTTTTTTGTTTTTAGTAAGTAGTTAATAATGTTGCGTTTTGTTGTAGTTTGCTTTTTGAAACGCCATAGTAAAACTTATTAAAGTCCTCAAAATGAAAGAATTTTTTATTATCAATTAACTTTTTTATCTCTTCATAAATTAAGGTATCTTTTGTAAACCATTCATTACGGTGACAAATGCTCCTAAACTTTCCATGTAATTGTTTTTCGATTGCGTGCGTTTTCTTTCTGCAATATGAAAAAATGCACAATACGGGTTTTACTTCAAATGGATTAGCGGTTCTAATTGCAGTAAATCGCATTTTAGGATTATTACTAATTCCAATTTTATAAAATCCTTCGCATTCCAATAAATATAAATATTCTTTAGCGCTCATATTATTTTTTATTTATGAGGAAAATCTTTTGATTGATGAATGTATTTTTTATAATAATCTGATACCTCTTTATGGGTGAATTGTTCTATGTCGCCAACGTCTGCAACGTGTATATAAGTTGATTTAGTGCACATACAAACCGCGTCATTAAGGTCTGTTTCGTCTGTTTCTACTTTCCATTCTGTTACGTCTATTCTATAAAATACATCGCCTTGTTTTAATAATTCTGTTTTCATTATCGTGTATTTAAGCAATATTTTAAATTATTGTGTATTTAAGCAATAGTTAAAGAATCCGCCCGCCCTTTTAATTTTCCACGACTCCAAATACTTCTATCAGTAAACTGAAAATAGTTAACCTGACCTAAATAATACGTTGAATTTTCGCGCGTGCATACGGCTTGAAACATTCCGTTCTGCATACGTTTGATGACATAAAACTCAGTTAATGTTTTGAAATCGTGGTAAAACATAATCGTATTTTTAAAACCCACATCAGGCACGGAATCGAACCGCACTTAAATCTATCAGTTAATATTTTCTCAACCTGTTAGGCTGAACTGATAATTTGTTTTTCGCCGCATAAACTACGAGTGTGGGTGTTAATTTAGTCCAGGCAATTTAAAATCATAATACCAAAGCCCATAAACCTCAATCACATTTATCAAAGCCTCAGCATATTTAGGATTAGTGGCGTATCCTGCTTTTTTAAGTCCGTGCGCCCATTTTTTATAGTCTAACCTATGTAGCTTTAGCAGGTGTTTATATCTGTCATTACAAAGCAGTTTAGAATGATCTCTCCAACTACGCCAAGCAGATTTGTAAACTTGAAATTTGTCTTTCGGGGTATCGTCTTTGTAGACTGCATACTTTCCGCTACGATGCCATTTCTTGCCAAAGTGATTGTTATGTCGTTTTGCTAACTGACTACGGCCGCTATTTGATTCCAATATCCCTTGTGCAAGTTTAATACTTACAGGAATGTTGTATAACTCCGCTTCTGCCTGTGCGGTCTTTAGGAATCTTGCAACGTATTTCTCAACGTGTGCAGGCCTATGCCGGTACGTCTTGCCTTTGACGTTTGTAGGGGTAGCGAGTCGAAAGGATAGCGCAAAGGCTGCGATAAGTGTTATTATTATGATGTTTCTCATAGTGTTATATTTGGCATTAAGTCAATAAATTCGTTTTTGGTCAGCTTCAATTGTCTTACATCAGTTCCGCAGTTAGGACAATGGTTTATTCTGTATTTATTATTATCTGAACCAATAAAGCAAGGCATCAGAATTATTATTTCGCCCTCGTCGTTGGTGTAACTAAACCAACTTAGTTGATGTATAAACCGTTTAAATGGTTCGCAGCATAGTTTATTTTTCATCGCTTTCGGGGTTTTTGTAGGTTTCAAAATAGTATTGTTCACCGCAGCTATTATATTTATCCTCATACCATCTTTGCTCCTTTGGTATATTTGCTGCATCAATTATCTGCTGCTTTTCGATTTCGAGGGCTTTTTCGATCACACCTGCTAAATCTAATTCTTTAGCTGAATATAATTGTTCTTTAAGCCATTGAACTGCGGTCTGTTTATTTTCCATCGTGTTCGGTTTTTTTGTAGTTTAGAATGAAGTTGATACCGTCTTTAAATCCAATAACCCAATAATCGTATTGATGTATAATTTGTTTTTCTATATCATCCTCACTCGGCAAATCAAAAATAGCTGCTTCGGTGGCGGCTATGATGTTATAAAGCTCTGTTGTGTCTAAGTCGCTTGCTTTAAAATATGCAATTTCTCTTTTTAATAATCTTATTATCTGTTCTTTCGCATTCATATCAATAAGGTTTTAATCTTTGCTAAATAGATCCGTCATTCTTTCTATCTGCTCCTTAGTACGAACGCAAATAAAAGCATTACTATGCTGCTTTAACCAGCTTGTATGATAGATGTTTGCTTCTTCTTTCGTATCGTACACAAACAGGATGCGATACCATTCGCCCGACTGCTCAACCTTTGCGGTATCGGGTAGGATCGAAACCATTTCGGGCTTCAATAGGTGCGGGTTTCGTGTGCTAATGACTTGCACACAGTAGTAGTTCTGTGCTGATAGCTGGAAAGCCAAGAGTAGGAATAGGATAGTTTTCATAATGGTTTAATTTATAAAGTAAGTTAATAAAGCGCCTGCACAATACCCCACACCATAGCCAAACGCCAATCCAATCCGCTGCAAATTTGTCTTTGCTTCTATCTGATACTTCAGAAACGGCAGACTAAGAAACGGCCCGATGAACGCCCAAAAAGCCATTTGTAAAACGTGCTGATTGGATACAGCTAAGATGTAGAACGTTGAGGCAAATTCGATAACGATAGCGGAAATAATGATAATGGCGTATTTCATTTAAATAAATTTAATTGCATCGCAGTCAGTACGCACGCCGATGACCTTTGTACTACTTCCGTTGGGTTCAGTATAAACAATGTCAAAAAAGTAACGGTCGTTATATTCGTAATGTTTTGTAATATATGCAGGTTTGCTGCAATATTTAATCGTTTTGTATTGTGGGCTTTTTCTTGAATCTTTCATAATCTTCGTTTTTTGTGTGTGTTATCTGATTTGTTGTTACAAAGATACGGCGCTTTTCGACATTTTCAAACATTTTGTAAATTATTTTTAAATTATTTTTCAATTCATAGCGTATATTTGTCATGTCCTCTCATACGCACGTTTAAACGCGTGCAATCGTGCGGCTAAAACCGTGCAAATACAGGAGCTAACGCTCAGACCTATCGCCAAAGGCAGCGAGGAAATGCCCGCAAAATATAATTCGTAAAATTTAAATTCCTAAAAATGTCTAATATTTCTTTGGCTGATGCTTGGAAAATCATCGACCTAACACTAAATAACAATAACGGGATGCGCTCTATGCCGTCCCCTAACATCGGTTTGCTTCAATTGTTGACATCGGGCGCAAACAAAGCAGCATCGAGCGTTAAACTCGGCAACGTACAAGCGGTTGAGCAAGGTAACGGCAAAGTTTACAAAGTAACACGTCGTTTTTTCCCTCGCTTAGGTCAGGACACAACAACCGAAGTAGAATACTGCCCAACTGACGGCGACGTAGTTCGTCCGTTGTTTGATGAAATCGAAATCAAAAACCGCACAGTAAGCCGTAAAATAAAAATTGACGACGAGCTGATGCGCTGCATTAAAGAAAGCCGCACAGACTACCAAAACGCATACGTTAACGAGGTTCTTCGTAATCACATTAACCGCTTAGGTCAGGAAGTCGCCGCCGTTGTAGCTACTCAGGGCCTTATCGGTAACTTCGTAAACTGCGACTGTAATGGCGCACCTACTACCGTTAAAGACCTGCCTTTGTTTATGGCTTCAGGTTTGGGTATCAATCCAGTAGGTCAGTCGCTTTTGTCACTCGATGCGAAAACCGCAGAAATCGAACAACAATTCGTTTTGATCGGTGGTTCAAAATTGGAACAATACCGTTCACTCCGCCAAATTTCAAGCGGTAACGATTTAGGTTTTAACGCTGCATTGCTTGATATTAGCCGTTCAATTTTCTACGATTCAAACTTGCCTTTGGCAATGGGCGATACTGATTATATTATCGCGATGGCTCCAGGTGCGCTGCAATTGGTTACCTACGCGAAAAACAAAGGTCAGTTTACTTACGATTTCGAAGATCAAATGCGTACGACTGTCGTCGATCCTTGGATGGGCATCGAACACGACGTAATTATGAGCTACGTAAAATGTAATGACGAAATTGAACTATACATCCAATTCGTTACTAACTGGGCCGTTGTTGGTATGCCTAAATGTTGGGCGGATCAGGATTGCCATTTTGCGGGCGTTCTTGACGTGTTCAAATACAAAGTAATTTGCGCCGATACAGGATACTGCGACATTGAACCTGCTTGTGGAATTGTGGGCGCTCCTGCTCCGACTGCGGCCGTGTTCTGCGAATCAGCTGATCAGTGCGTTGAAGTTTGCCGCGCTGCGTTCTATACTGATTGCCTCGATGCTGAGGTGTTTGTTGGTGGGTCTGTTGACGTGGCCG